CACAATCTTTTCAATTCTTTGTTTCTCTGGTAGAGTTAATTGATCCAACGGTTTCTTAGCCAGTTTCATTTTAAATAGATTAACCGCTGTGCGTCTAGCGCGTTCATGTATTCTTTCTGGAGACGCCTGAGTATGGAATGCCATTTTCATTCCTCTCTGACGTTTAGCTTCACTTCTAGCAAATACCTGTCTACGTTTAATTCTATCCAAAGCAGTTAGGACTTCATCTAATTGAGCCGATTCGCCCATCTGTTTAGTTTTAATCATTTTACCAGATGATTCGCCTTGTTCTTCATCTTTATCATCAACAACATCGGCTATAGAATCTCCAGCATCATTAATCATATGTAATTCATCAGAATCAACGCCGCCTAAATCCACTAGATCTTCTAAATCATTAACGTTACCTGACAATTGTTCAATTTCATCATCAGATAATTCTTCCATGCCGTCTTCCATATCCATATTGGTATCAGCGAATTTGCCTTCTTCGTAACCGACTTTAGATGTTAACTGGCGATTATTATCAGTAGGTTTAGTGGCATCAGATGAAGTCATAGTAGCGGTAGAACCATGCTCCAGCAATTTCTTTCTAAATTCTTTAAAATTCATGTTCCCTTCTTTTATTGTTGGAGATAACAAACTCATTGCCGATTGTTTCAATTCATTAGGAACATCAGCTGTTTTTAGTTTCTTGATTAGCTTATCATTAGCGTCTTTATCTTTCATATTAACGTCAAGGATATCTGCTAAAATTTTAATTATATCTTTATTTGGTTTCATTGATAACCCTGAATTCTCTATAAGATAAAATAGATTCAGTCAAGCCTTTAACGCCTAACCCCTTTTGAGCTAATTTCCATACGATTTCAGCTTCTGCATCTGTACAAGGATCCGGCAATGATTTCCTAAAAGAATTAAAATCCCCATCAGTAACGTATTTTCTCATGGCAGTTCCAGACATACTAGCAGCATTATCCTCATCAGCATCTGGGTCTCTTTGTAGAGCCATTACTTCTACACTTTTAAATTTAAAGTAATCTCTGCTTTCCGCGAATGCTGGTAACGATTTACTGTATTCAGGATATCTATCCGAACCACATACAACAATCACATTTTCGTATCCGTGTTCATTAGCGTAATGTAATAAATTCCCAATGATTTTAACCTTAACATTTGGATCTAGTTTAACTACACCATGAGTCCATTTATTCATTAATTTAGCTTTAATGTCATATGGTAAAGGATTCTTCTTATTTTCTGTATGAGATAAAAATACCGCCGGATCGGCATCATGTTGTTTAGCGATTTTCTCAATTTCAGAAACAAGTGCCATATGTCCTTTATGAAAAATATTCGCCCGACCAAACGCGCATACTAATGTCTTTTTCATGATTTGACTCTATTCTTAAATTCAGTGGTAGTAATTTTAACTAATTTATCTGATATTTTCATCACGATACCCTCCAAGTTTTTACCAATCATATCTTTACCTTGGATGTTTTGATGAGAAATAATATACTCGGCTAATTCGTCTTTCAATTTTTGTAACATAGCCTTTACCGCTAACTTTTCTTCCTTATCAACAGCCTTTCTGCTGTTAATAATTTCAATTGTTCTATCTGTAATAGAATCCAATGGACTCAAGAACCCAGAAATATCAATTTCTTTCATTCGTAATGTTGGATTCAAAACCTTAATAGAATCATTAGAAGTAGCATACAATGATTTAAGGATATTAGCCTCGTCAGGATGGGTTTCTCCAGTAGAGGAAACAAGTACCTTCAACGGAAATAAAGTCATCAAAGAACCTAATTTAGATTTATCATATTTTACAGATACAAACTGAATCCAATCGTGTTCTTCTTTACCAAGTGGATTATATAGCGTCTCTACTACAACTTTTGAATCTACTGGCAATACAGCAGCGAATTTGCTAGACTTGAAATGTTCAAGTACATCATCATAGTGGGCAGATCGTTCTAATATAATAGGATCGGTAACGCCTTTAGATTTATTAAAAGCAGTAAATGCTCCAGAATCAAATATTGGACCAGAACGCGAAGATTCGACGAATACTTTACCAGATTCATTCTTACCTACTCTAAACCCGAACCCATCAACTTTAAGAGCAACAGGAATATTCTTCAATTTACCTTTTAGCTCAGATTTAACTGACCTCATAAAATGAATGAATTCAACGTCCTTCATTCCCTGTAAATGGATGATAGATTCACGAGTAGTAGCTACCACCGTTTCGTCTAATCTTTGTCTAAATTGACTAAATGTTAACATATTACACCTTATAATTTTTATAATACTCAGCTATCATTTGTTTGTATTTATCTAAGTTGATATTGGTTTGCTGAGAGAAGTAATACACTCCAGGATATTTCTCATCATAATCGCCTAATGGATTCCCTTTAACGATCCCCTGAGCACCTTTGCTAAACAATCTATCAATATAATCATCAAAAATATCAACGATTTGAGCATGAGATTTATACTGTTTAATCAACTTAATTAATCCAATAAACGATTTCATGTTATCAATATCAGATTTAGTCGCTTTCCGTTCAAAATAGATATCAAATATGGTTTCCAATTCTGTATGGATTACAGAATCTTTAGCGTCAATTTCGTCATATACAGGTTTCCCGTTTTGTTTAACGATATTACCAGCATCATCTAAATGCGGAACATATCTTAAACGTAAGCCTTTTTGTACAGAGAATGCCAGTTTAGTCTTATCAGTTTCTTTGGGTTTTCTCGTTTTACCTGTAAGAATAATGATTGGTTCTTTTTTATCTGCCGCTAAACTCTGCATTAAGAATTTATGGTGAAGACCTTTAATCCCTTCAACGATATCTGCCCAAGATGAAGAATGAGAGAAGTTGCTCCATTCAGTTGGTTTACCGTTTTTAAAGTCAACCAATTCAAAATCAATTTGGATATTAATATTAAACTGTTTACAGTACCATAACGAAATGAATTGACCAGCAGAATTTTTATGACCGACTAAAGTAAGATCGCCGTAAGTTTTACCAACAGATTTGATTAAAAAATCTTCTAAAAGAGGCGATAATAATACATCAACCTGTGTGTCTATATCTCCTACTGTTTTTTTCTTAGAAGTAAACAAATTAGAGTCAATATGTTTTAAATCGAAGAAATGGAAAGCAGAGCCAGATAGGAATTCTTTAGATTTAAGAAGTTTAGCGTCCCATAAAGGTAAGCCATTCATTTTAGAAAATGCCGCGGAGATTTTATTTAACGCATCATCAAGCACAGGTACAATTTCGTCTCTTTTGATTTTGGATAGATCGATACGTTCTGCGGAAACGTCACCAATCGTTACATTCCCGCCTTCCAATAAATGTTGAATCATTTTGATTATCTCATAATTATTTAGTAATAAAAAAGCGATAACCGGTTAGAATTATCGCTTGGGTTAATATATTTAGTCTATTATGATACTTTATAATGAATGGAAGAAAAATCATTCATTTTAGTAGAACTCAGGAACATTTTTCTAAATATATCGCTGACATTTAATTGTTCTAATTCATACACAAAATTAAGTAAACATAACGCCCGTTTAACTGTGTAAGAATCTTTTAACTCATTATCTATTCCTGTAATAGATTCAAGGAATATTGAACTCCCTTTGTTAACCCAATTAGAGAATTTCTCATTCCCAATTAACGCTAATCCTTGTTGTACTGTAGCACTAACATCTAATCCTTCAACAGTTTTTTTGAAGTCCGCAATTTTATTTTCAGTAGATGTATTCAGTAATATCTTTGATACAGATCCATCCCATTTACCTTTCTGCGGGAATATCGCTCCTTGTATGTAAAGATTTAAATCCCCAGAAGCGGCTCTTGGAGCAATCCTAAACTGATAATTAATAGGATCTGCTAACACACTAAACTCGCAATTCAAATCAATGTAACTCAATGATGTATCGTATTTAAATTTAGACTCAGATATAGGATTAATGAATTTAACTGAATCTACATAATCAGTGGTCACTTTAACCGCTTTAATAGAGCCGTTTCCTTTCTCAATTTTCTTTAACGAAATCCCAATCAATAACCTTTCAATGAATAGTTTTTCTAATTCAAGATTTAAATCATAAATGGTAGCTTGTTCCTTATCAAATAGCGATAATACATTTTGTATCCGCGAAGTTACTTCTAACTCTTTTCCCTTATGAATTGCCCATACATCAGATGGATTCCAATTATCCTTAGAATCAGGCAGATACTTAGAAGTCATCATTTTATTAAGGATAGCCGGTTTATTTTTACTAGAATCCCTATAAAATGTGTATTG